AGGAGCTTGGACCGGAAGGCGCCACCGCTGTTAAGTACGGCGAAATGATCGACTACCTGGGAGACAAGCTAGGCGTTCCGCAGTCACTGCGCAATGACCCAGCCGAGCGTGCATTTATGATCCAGCAGCAGCAAGATCAGCAGGCCATGGCCATGCAAGCGCAGATGGCTATGCAGCAATCTGGACAGGCTATGCCACCACCACCTGGGGTCGCATAATGGCTGGCTGGGATGACTTAGAGGAGCCGGAGGCCCCAGTTAACCATGATGTTAGCCAACAACGCGAAGACACAGCCAGACTATGCCTACGCGTATTTGGCGGCGGCGACGGCAAGAAGATTCTTGAGTGGCTGCATAGCGTCTATGTAGATGTGCCAATCGCCGTGCCAGGCACAGACCCGTCTCACGCATTTTTTGCTGAAGGGCAAAGAAACGTGATTCGTGATATCGAGGCGCGGATTAACCAAGCAAGGAAGATATGAGCGACACAAACGACCAACCCGTAGAAAGCGGCCTATTGGACAACGTGACCGTTAAAGACGAAAACACACAAGCCCAAGACAGCCCCCAAAAGTCTGAGATCACCCATCAAGCGGCAGACAATACAGAGCCCGGGAAAATACCAGGCGCTCCAGTTGACCGTCCAGAGTGGCTGCCAGAAAATTTCTGGAACGCCGAGGACGGCCAAGCCAACTATGAGGGCATGGCCAAGAGCTGGGCCGATATGCGCAAGATGGTGAGCCAGGGCGCACACAAAGCGCCGCCCGATGGCAAATACGACATGAGTGTTTTTAAAACAGAGAACATTGGGGAGGACCCGCTGGCGTCCGCTTACCTTGGCTGGGCGCAAAAGTACGGCGTCAGCCAGGCCGCCTTTAACGAGATGGCCTCTGAATTCCAAGACATATCACAGCAAATGGCGCCCCCTCCAATGGACGCCGCCGCCGAGATGAAGAAGTTGGGGCCTAACGCCCAGGCTGTTGTTAACAGCATGGCGGACTGGGGTCGGAGCTTTGTCAACAAAGGCGTGTGGTCAAACGAAGATTTCGAAGAGTACAAGATTATGGGTGGGACCGCCAAGGGGTTAAATGCCCTGCAGAAAATGCGCTCTGCCTATGAGGGCCGGATTCCGACGCAGTCTATCCCGGTAGATGGGGCTCCAAGTAAAGATGAGCTTTACGAGATGGTGGGGGACCCCAGGTACCAGACCGATAAGGCATACCGATCAAAGGTCGAAAAAGCATTTGCTCAATTCGCAAACTAAAACAGGGAAGGCGACTCCAATGAGAGAACTACCAGTGCGTAATATGCGTAAGGCAAAAAATAAGAAACCGCCTAAAAAGTAATTTCTCCTAGCGAAGCTCTGCAGGCTTTGCTTTTCCCCGTTTCGGCGGGGCTTTTTTTACCCTATTGTGATTTATTCAAATTAGATTACAATTATTTACAAGGCCTACCGCGCAAGCGACCCTGACCGCAGTGAGATGCTGACGATTGGCTACCGTAAGTAGCAAGCAATCGGCCCAGTTTACTGGCTCACCGGCGCGATAATCCTGATCAACAACCGAATGAGGTAAACAAAATGAGCGTGTCTTTATCAAACGCCTTTGTAACACTGTTCGACGCAGAGGTTAAGCAAGCCTACCAAGGCAAAGCCCAATTGGTGGGTGCTGTCCGCGCGCGTCGTGGTGTCGAAGGTTCAACTGTTAAGTTCCCAAAAGTGGGCCGTGGCGTAGCTACTCCCCGTATTGCACAAACTGATGTAACACCACTTAACGTCGGCTTCTCGCAAGTCACGTTGACATTGACAGACTGGAACGCCGCTGAATACAGCGACATCTTCAGCCAAGCCAAAGTCAACTTTGACGAGCGTCAAGAGCTGGTTCAAGTAGTCGCTACCGCAATGGGCCGTCGTCAAGATCAAATGATCCTAGACGCACTCGCTGCATCTGGCACATCGTTGACCGTGGCTAACAGTATCGGTGGCTCTGCTACCAATATGAACGTTGCCAAGCTCCGTGAGTCCAAGCGACTAATGGATGCTTCAAACGTACCCATGGACAATCGTCACATTATCTTGCACGCAAATGGCTTGGCCTCTTTGTTGTCTGAGACTGCTGTAACTTCTTCTGACTTCAACTCTGTAAAAGCGTTGGTTCAGGGTGAAGTCAACACATTCTTGGGCTTCCAGTTCCACACCATCGGCGACCGCACAGAGGGTGGCTTGGCAATCGACGGTTCTAGCGACCGTACTTGCTTTGCTTTCCACCGTGACGCCATTGGCTACGGCGAAGGCCTCGGTATGCGTACCGAGATTAACTACATTGCAGAGAAGACCAGCTGGTTGGTTAACGAAGTGTTTAGTGCCGGGGCAGTAGCCATCGACGCTGAAGGTGTCGTTTCCATTACCTGCCGCGAATCTTAATCTTTAAGGAGCAAAGAATCATGGCTTTTTCAACTACTGGATTAACATCTGTAGCGGCATCAAAGCGCGGTAACGCGCCGAGTATTTACGCATACAAGACTGCTGACGCAATGGCTGATGTGAACACAGCGGGTTACTTCAATTACCTGTCTGACACATTGGAAGTCGGCGACTTGATCTACTGCGTAACCAGCACTGGCTCTACTGCAGTGGCTACATTGGCCTACGTCTTATCTAACGCATCTGGCGTTGTGGACGTATCCGATGGCACTGTGTTGGCCAATACCGACACCGACTAATTTTTAGTCGAGTGAACAGGGCGGCCTCTAGTTTTCTAGGGCTGCCCTTTCTTGCATAAGAGGTTTATATGGCTTCAGGTGACACTGGCGTAACTGTTTGTTCCGACGCTTTGCTCATGCTCGGAGCAAAAGCAATTAGCAGCTTTAACGAGGGGACCGACGAATCTAGTATTTGCGACCGGCTTTACCCCGATGTTCGAGACTCTTCCCTGGTAATGTACCCGTGGAGCTTCAACACAAAAAAAGTGCAGCTGGCCCAGTTATTAACCGCGCCAACATCTGTTTGGAAGTACGCATACCAGCTGCCAGGCGACAAGCTCGCCAACCCTCGAGCTGTTTATAACAGTAGCTCAGTAGGGGCCCCGGTCCAAAAAGAGTGGGAAATTCAGGGCGACCAGCTGCTGACTAATTTAACAGCTGTTTATATAGACTATCAATATGGCATTGCAGAGTTTGCGATGCCTCAATACTTTATCCAATTTTTAAAGTACATGGTTGCTTGGCACGTTGCCGAGCCGATTACCGAACAGCGCGAGAAGGCCATATACTGGCAGCAAATTGCGGTAGGCGTGACTGCCCAAAATGGTCGGGGAGGATATTTCCGAACAGCAGCAAACATTGATGGCCAAAGCCAGCCGTCTCGCGTAATTGAAGATTACAGCTTAATTGCTGTACGGGGTTAAGATGCCGCGTTTTGTAGATATTCAAACCAACTTTAGCGCTGGTGAGCTTGACCCTCTTTTGCGCGCTAGGGTCGATTTATCGCAATACAACAACGCCTTAGCCAAAGCCACTAACGTAGTCATCCAGCCCCAGGGCGGGCTGCGTCGCCGTCCCGGTTTAAAGTATATCGGCACGCTACCAAACAGCGGCGCAGAAAGCGCTGGCAACGGTATGCGTTTGGTGCCGTTTGAGTTCTCTGTCGCAGACAGTTATATGCTGTGTTTTACACACAACCGGATGCACGTTTTCAAAGACGGAGTTCAGATTACAGACATCAACGGGACCGGCAACCCATACTTAGTTACATCGGTTACGTCGGCTATGGTTGATGATATGTGCTGGACCCAGTCCGCAGACACAATGATTATTGTGCATCCAGACCTGGCACCGGTTAAGCTCGTGCGCGGCGCTACAGATGCAAGCTGGACAGTTACAAATTTAACTTTTGACAGTATCCCTAAATACCCGTTTAACCTAGAAGTTATAGGGCCCACCGCAGCCATAACTCCGTCGGCGGTTAGCGGTAATATAACCTTGACGGCGTCTGCGTACACATCAGACACGGGTAACATCCAGGCCGCCACAACTACATCGGTTACTCTCAAGGCCGCTGCTAATTCAACTACTAATATTTTTAAGGGCTTGTATGTGCATATGACGTCGGGCGCACAGTCTGACAAGTCTCGCAAAATAACAGCCTACAACGGCACAACAAAAGTGGCTACTGTGTTTCCGGCTTGGGACACCGCGCCTGTGTCTCCCGACTCATACA